TCTCCACCCCAAACGTTTACAGCCTCAAACTGTGGATACTTCTGTTGAATTAATTTGATATAGTCGTTTTTGGTAACAGCACGATTCTGTGAAATGTATTGTAGTGGTGCAGCAAATCGAATCTCATCAACAGTTTCACGTGTTCGACCACCAGCAGCAACAGTAACGGTGTTGATTGTAAAACCGGAGAGAAAATTAATTGCTGCAGATCCAGTGAAGTTTGCTGCTCGATTTGCATCTTCACCATTGCTAATTAGATATCTTATTGTCAAAACACCACCATCAGGAAGTTTCTTTCCAATGATATCATCTCCAAAGTAAATTTGATATTTACCGTTTTGCCCTTCTTGTATGAAGTAAGTCTTGGAATCAGCAGTTAACGAAATTGAATCATCAACAGGATTATAAATCACTGTTTCTGTATTGGACGAACTTTGTTGTACTGAAACACGCAAAGTTGATGTGTCTACCTTAACATCAGGTATCTCATAAATTTGTTTAGGATTACTAATATTCGAATGTGTGTAGGAATATGAAAGCAACTTGCCTTCAAAAATTTCCATGTCATTATACACAAAGTTTGTTCCAGTTTTTGAAACAGTATGGTCTTGTAACGTGACAAATGTGTAAATTTTACCATCAACAGGACCACTGATAAATGTGTATCCACGTGGTATCGTTAAGTAATCTTCTTGGTAAGTTGAACCATTAATTGTTACATCTATAACAGCCTTTGATGCTCTATTGGAACGTGGTGTATAACCGAGTTTCTTAGCATGAGATACAACCGAGTTTCTCAATAATGCGGTATCTAAGAAACCTTCATTTGCAACCATATTCAGATAGTACGCATTATAGTGCGTGTTGTATGCTAAAATATCCAAAAGAACACTTAAGCCAGCACCCTCAAAATCATAATCGGAGAACTCCGTTTGTTGTCTGAGGAATGTTTTTAAATTGGTCTTGATTGTATCAAAATCAAGTTCGGTTACTCTTAAACGATTTGCCATTTATCGTACTCGTTCTAGGAAAAAATTAATTGTTACGGGATCTGTCATATTCATAATATAGAATTCCATACGAACACTAAAACCATTATTGTCCATATCAGGTAAGATATCTAGGGTTTTAATCTGTGCTCTTGGTTCGTAATTTTGAACAACCTGTCTAATCTCTCTTTCCATCGATATTGCGGTAATCTTATCGAGGTTTTCAAAAAGCAAGCGTCTTACGTTAGAACCCAAATCAGGTTGAAACGGTCTTTCGTAATGGTTAGTCATCATCAGATTCTTAATTGAATTGATAACTGCCATTTCGTCCTTATGTTTATTGATATCTTTCCGCACTGGATGTATCAAAAAATTAAGGTCCAAATCTTTATATTGTCTGGTTGTGGATGAAATTACTGTGGCCATATCTTATTTATCTATGTTACCCAACGTTATTTTTGTATTTGTCTGTGCCAACCAGATTGTTTATCAAGTATTTTTGGGTATTACCAATTCGCCCAAGCTGGTTGATTTTGTTATAATCTTCCAAAATATTCAATGAATTCCTGTAAAAGTTCCAATCATGCAATCTTCTGGTAGACAATAATGTATTAGCTGCCAAAACATTTGCAGTTATGGTTGTGATAAGATTTGCCGATAAATTAGATACATTTGAAGAGGTTGGAGTTTCTCCACCAACAACTTCAATGCGAACACTATTTCTGACTGTCACAAGGTCATTAATAATATTGTTAGCATTTGCAGTAATTTCATCAGAAATAAACAAACTAGTAAAATTGCCTAACAAAGGAACTGTGTTTGCAACACCATCGGTTGAACTAGTCAACAATAAAATTTGTTCACCGGCACTAACTGCCTTGTTGTAGTCTGGAAAATGAGTAAGCACATTGGAAGTGTCCGAAATATTAGCTCTTGCTTCCGTGACACCAGAGATATTTGATGTATGACTCAAATAGTTTCTAATTTCAATAATCAAATTTGTTAAATTGGCCTTCATTGCTGTGCCAGAACCATTGTCGAAAGTGTCAATGCTTTGAACAATCTGATTCATCGTATTAACGTTATCACTTAATCTCGCAGTAACGTTAATCATTGGATTTTTAAAATAATCTGTTTTGACAATACTACCATTTGCCAATTCATCTTTTTGCCATGTCTCAAGTCTAACTGGTGCGGCTTTTAGATAACTCTTTGTATTGTCGGAAAGATTAATTGCATCTCCAAACTTACCTGTATCAAAACTAAAATTTAATCTCTCATATATGCTTGCCATAATATTACCTCATTACATTAGTGAAAAGGGTGGGCCGGTCACTGGTTTTGCTGGATGCGTGTGTGTATTATATATTGCTCGCATCATTTCCATTGATCCACGAATGTCCATTACTTGTCCACCAAAAACTACGGGAGCGGACACTTCGGCTCCAGCAGTAATGTTTGTTGTAGCAGTCACCATTGTTGGTATTGCAACATCTAATCCTGCGGCAACACCACCAAGTAGTGTTACAAATCCTAAAGGCCCAGCTCTCATGCCTGTACCAGCATTAACTTTAGTTTGAGATGTAATCATATCAGCACTTAATGCACCAGATACGACCAAGTCACCTTGTAAGTATAGATGGTCACCCGTTGCAAGTTTCATACGACCTGTAGCTGGATCACCACAACCAACTGTCATATCACCATTCGATATTATTGAAGATGTTTTACCAACAGTTTGAGTTAATTTACCACCAACTTCTAAGATATAATCTCCAGCAATTTTTTCATATTTGTCACCTTTAACATGTACGATTGAATTTCCTTCTATTGTAATATTACACACACCGGAAATAATAACATTGTTGTGTTTGGCAATAATCTCATAATTATCACCGACAATCTTATTGATTCTTGTTCCATCAGATTGTATTTCAAAGAAAGTACCAACACCATCAGTTTGAGCTCCGCCGTGTTGGAGGCGTATCCTCTCACGTCCTGGAGTATCATCCAATTCAAAGCTATGACCAGATTCGGTTATAGTTGCATGATTGTATGGGTATTTTGGCAACGTTTCATCGTTTGCCTGCGATTCGGGTTCCGTCCACGAATAATCATCAGATGGTTTTGTTGCCATATTAATTAGTTGTAAATTTAGTTATATCAGTTGTAGTTGATGTTGGGCTCACACTGGATAGGTATGTATTCAACGTTTCTCCTGCAGCTGCAATATCAGTTGAACTACCTGGAGTAGTTAATGCTTGAATTACAGCAACAGGTGCCGCAACAACTTTTAAACTAGCCGTATAAATCTCTCCAGCTGCTGTCTTTACATCATTGAAGGCTGCAATAGCTTCTGAAAAATCTGTTGTACCACCCAATGAAAATAAATCCGATAAACCTGAAGTCAAAGATGCTACCAATTCAGACAAACATTGTTTTAACAAAGCATACAGTTTTAAAGGCAAACTATTAATATAATCAATCATTGCTCTAACTCTTTTTGCAAAATCAACAATTACGGTTGCAAGGTCTGCCAATTCAGATATAGATTTAGCAATATTGCTTAACTCTCGAGCAAGTATTTTTGCTTGTTCAATCCAATAAACCGTTTCACCACTAGGTGTAAGTCCTAAAGATTTTAATAAAAGTTTAATAGCATCTCGAATCTTTGTGACAAATTCAGTAAATTTCAATCTTTCCAAAGCAGCATTACGTTTCATCAATCCAGCAACATCACAAACGTGTTGTCTATTTTGATTTGCTTTATGTATTGTTGTTTGTTCCAACAATTTTAAGTCTTGCATACCAACATATGGTTTTGCTGGTATACCAATTTGTTCATACACAACACCTTTAGCACATATTGGTGCTGCAGCTTTTTGTGCAGGTGTTCTTGGATCATTGAAACCAATTTGTGGATTTGGTTCAGTCAATCTAATACCTGAAAGAACTCCCATCACAACAGGATGTTCAGCGTTATTATCTAAAAAGTATCCGTGTACATAATCACCGTCTCTGGGTAACATGATAGACAACATTGATGTTGGTGGCATCGATATTAAAGCCCAAGGTAAAGCTTCCGTTGGTACTGCCGTTTTACTGTCGGGATGAATTCCCATAATGCGAACTCTCACCCGCATCTTTAATGGATCA